TTTCTGTTTTTCTTTCTTTTCTTGAAATTTGCTCGTTTACGTCTTTCTCTGACGTTTGCGAAATTTGTATTGCGCTTTCTCTAGCGCATATAAAAAGCACCCATGTTTTCATGAGTGCTTAATATCAAAAATATCTAACAGAGCATCTGCAATTCGCCAGCTCCTCTGTTGTTCCGTTGATATAATCATGCGGATATAACATCTCGCAATTCCCAACCTTAAAATATTGTCTGATTGGAATAATTGTACCTCCGACCGCTAAATGTGTCTTGCGTTCTCTTCTGTCCCGAATGTCTATCCACTTCTTTTTTGTCTTTCCTTGTTTCAATGCTCTTTCATAATCCGCATTGTTTAAAACGCTGTTTGCTTCATTCTCGGCTATGAATACTGCGCGGTCGTTCGATAAATAATATTCATCGTCTCTGTTCCTTATCGTCGTTGCAACGATTTCTGACGCAAACAACGTGGTATATTCGTCTATCCATTCTTCCATACCATCAAACTGCGCAAGCTCCATTCTGTACCGATATTTGAAATTCAAAACAATAATCTCAATATCAGCCATGTTGCTTTCATTCATCATTAAGATTAACGAAAAAAGAAAGAGTAACGCCTGTTCTAATCTCTTAGCAAGGTCAACTCTTTCCTCTTTCTGTTCTTTCGTTAAATCCATTACCGAGAAATACTGTTCGTATGGGATAGACCGTTGTTTGTATATGGTGTTTAAATGGTCAAATTCTGCCATATCAATTTATCTCCCCAAATGGGCTACGCTGCGGCTGGTCGCTTGCGTCCTGCATTGTTTTAGACGCATCAGGACGTGTCTCCTGCTCTCCATTAGTTGAGGTCTTTACCTTGTCTCCTCGTATTTTTTCAACCATTTCCTTACTGTCAGCAGAAAATTGTTGCGGATCAGTTGCAAACCCAGCTATTGTAGTAGCGTGAAGTAAATCCGCGCCTCGGTCAATCATGGTAGCCCACGCATTTACTTTCGTCGCAAGGTCATACGTCTTGTTTCTTGAATGTTTAATGCCAACATCTGACGCTCTTAAACTTCCAATGTCCGCATCGTCCTTGTTTTTGTCATGCCGCGCAATAGCCAATATAACCTTTATGGAACGCATTTCCGCTTGGTCAAATTCCTGTTCGCTTGTCTGCGCCCTTGTATCAGCTTCAGAATAACCATTGCTCATACTTGTAGCACTTCCAGTAGAACCACCAGTAGAAATTCCAAACATTGGAACGCCGCTGATTTCTTGGCTTTCCTCTTTCAGATAATCCACATAAGATTGAATCTCTGACTGATTCAACGTCTGCGTCAGATATGTAATCTTAGCGTCTCTGCCGTCCCCGGTTGACCTTGTAACAATAAGTCCGTTGCCGTCAACAAGTTTCTGTTTACCATCTTCATCAATATCGCAGTTATGAAACCATAATAACGACTGGACAAACTGTGATATATCATTCGCCCGGTCGGAATTTACCACATTCAGTTCATCAAAAATCGGGATAACATTCTCAAAGCACGCAAAACTTCTGCCTTGGATATTTCTCTCGTTTGCATATTCAATGACCGGGATTTCGTCGTATACCCAAGGTGTCATTTTGAAATTCGGTTCGCTATGCGCCGTTAATCCTACGCCTCTGATTATCTCAAAGTAATTTTTCTTGCTCCACGCACCGATTTTGATTGTTCCGTTTCTCATAATACTATAGGAAACTCCCAACATAGGCTCCCTAAATGCGTCATTCTTGTAAACTACAAACGCCATAGTAGGATTAAGAATTGTCATTTTAAAAATCGAAAGTTCATTCTCGTTATCGTTCGGGAGAATAAGTCTATATCCCAATCCACAAGACTTAAAACTGTCCGCAAGCAGAACGTCTTTTGAAGCCTTGTTTTGTTCACGCATCATTTCGTTTAATGCCGTAATGCGATCATTGTCTTTGATGTTGTTATCTTTTTTGAAAATTCTTTCTATAATCTTTGTGAGCTTTCCTTTAAGTGCTTTCACCTCTCCGGCTTGAATATATGTGATAGGAGTACTATATTCATAGCCAACCTTAAAGTTTTTAATCCGGCTTGCAAGATTTAAAACAACTTTCTCGTTGATTTCCGGGCGTACTTCCTTTTCACGCTTTGTAATCGGCTGGTCTCCGGAAAGATAATCAAAGAGATAAATTTCCTCTGCTACATTTTTCATGTGAATCGGAAACGCCGTGTCGATAATGTCAAGAATATTTTCTTTTGTCACCTCGTCATAATCGGTGAATATCATCTTTCTTCCAGTTAATTCCATTATCGCACCTCTATCTGAATTGCAAGCCGCTTGAACAGTTACGTTTTGGCAATTCTTTTAGTTCTACTTTCCCGGTATCAACGTGGTATACAACACGTTTCCTACATTTTCTGCAACTTGCAATCACATCTATTGTTGACTTTCCATCATAAAAACCTACGCGCCGACCGCATCGCGGACAGTAGATTATTTCCGACTTGTCAAACATTTCAAATTCATTCATCATATTTTCAACGAAAAAGAACCGCCGCACCTTGCAAAGAGATACGGCGATTCTTACAAAAAGGATTTCTATGGATTTTTATTCTTTCTTCATCATACACATTAACATATCTGTTCGTCACATTCGTAACAACTTTTAATTTTTCTCCATATATCGTTGGAAAGCCATCTTTACGCTACTTTCTGTATTTCCACCGATTCTGTTTGCCACTTGCAACCATGACAGATTTTCTATGAACCGAAGATTGATGATTCTCCTCATGTGGCTATCCTCTACGGATGAAATAAACTCTTCTACCTCATTTGTCTTTTGAAGTAATTCAAACTCCAGTATTTCAAGTGAGGATTTCCGATTGTTGAGCAGAAGTTTCTTTGTCAGCAATTCATTTTTCTTTTTCTGATATTCCGCAGTCGGAATGCCCTCAATCTTAAAGCCTTGCCATCCTCCCTCTCCACCGTAAACCTTATCTTTCACAATTTCGCCGGATTCAATAACATTGATTCTTGCTTGGATTTTTGGGATTTCATCTTCTAATCGCTCAATCTTATGCCTTGTTTCCTTGACTTCTTCCACTAAGTCTGCATACTGAATCAGAATTTTTTTATCCATTTACAATCTCCTTAAAAAGTTCTAGACCTAACCGTAACAATAGTTGTTTCACCTGTTCTCATTTCATTTTCAAACAAAGCTATCGAATCAGGTGCGTCATCGTGTTTTACTTTTCCGCTTCTTGTCATCGTTGTAAGCTCTTTCATGAACTTGTAATATTGGCTCTGCCTATCCATTTTCCGAAAATCTCTGAAATAGTAATCCCGAATAATGTTATCTCTTGCGTTTTCCATTCGTGTTATTTTGTTCGTGCAGTTAAATTTAAACCTCGCGCTACATCTACCGCCTTGTGATTTTACAATATCCATAACGTCTCTTCCAAAATATTCTCCGGCACTATTACTCTCAAAAGTAACTGTCTTTACATTGTGCTTAACAAGCATATTGGCGCATTCCGGCTTTGTGAATTGAACTCCCGAATTATCGAATACCACATCGACAATATAAACCTCATTGCCGTACACATATCCTACTGGCATCGAGCAACTATCTTCTCCCTTGTCAGCACTGTCACAAGCTGCCATGATTGCATCCGGCTCTCTGTCTACTGGAAGTTCATCAAAGTAATTCAAATCTTTTTCAGCAAACATTCTTCCTTTCGCTTCATATGGTTCTTGCTGAAATTCTGCCGCCCATGTTTCTTCGCTTACAAGTTTTCGCTCTTTCCTGTAATAATCTGTTGTGAATATTTTTCGTAAACCTTTTTTATCTTTACGGACTATCTCCCAGTTGCTTTCATCTGTAATCGGGTCAAGCGCAGGTATAGCAACTTCTCTCCACTTCCATTCCAATTCATCAGCTTTCGCTTGTAGTGCTGTTATTGGGTCATATAAACTATACTTTGTTCCTTGAATGATGATCGGTGTTCCCTCTAATCGTCTACCAAGCACATCATCTGTAACCTTTTCACACAGAAATTCAAGTCTGTCTCTGTTCCTTGCCTCTTCATGGTTTTTTACACAGTCATCAATGTAAACAAGTACGTTTGCCTCCGTACAACCAACGATAGCACCATCAATAGGTCTACAAGTAAATGTTGGGAAAATATTTTTGCTCTTTAGGTCGATTGATAAGTTTTCTGCGCTCTTATAACTATCTCCAACTAATTTCGTTGCGTCAGGAAACACTTTTATAAACCGTTGATACGTTTCCGCTGTTTCAAATGATTGCAACAAACCTCCGTAAAATCGTTTTACAAGTCCTTCGCCTTTTCCAACTGCAAAAATACTTCCGTCCGGCTCTCTTCCACCCATCATTTGAGCAAGTCGCAATCCACCGGTTGTCTTTCCAGTCCTTTTAGGCTGCGACACCGATAGGAAATCTAACTTTCCGTCGTAAATGTCTTGGTACGCTTGAACAACTGGCTGTAAAACTTTCTGCCTTGGATAATAAAACCTTTTGTATGGGTCTTTTGTGTCAAGCTCTATGTATTGGAAAAAGCTATCTACCAAATACGGCGATTCATATTCAAGAATCTTGTAATACTGTTCAAGTTCTTCGTATGTT